TCTACCAATGTCTGTATTTGGTCTTACAATCGATTTGTCGGGGAATATAATTTGTTTTTGAACTATACCCCTGTTATTCTTAATTCGTTCTTCTTTTTTGACCGTATTATACTTTTCGATGATCGTACACCAAAATATATTTCTTCTAAACAATCTTTCAGTTAGTAAATTCTTTAGTGATGTATCGATATTATTTTCAATCACTAATGTAGTGATTCTATTATCAATAATTTTCTCAATAATCTCATCATATAAATCATCCATTGGTTTTTGTTTATAAATGGCGTCTACCAAATAATGATTACCGTTATTATCATTTCTAAATATTGGCATAGACACATTATCCTTTCCTTTTCTTGCCGTATCCAATGTTGCCATTGAATTAGGTGTTAAATTATCCGGGATTTTTAAATAAGTATTAATACATTCCCATGCGAATTCTCGACCAGTTGGTGCAATAGGTGCTTGTTGATATACACAACTAAATAAAAATGGATCTGTTGTGTCTTTAATTTGGTCTGCTATATTTTGTGGATATACTTCACTACAAGTAGTTTTACCGTTCTCATCAATCATTGGCACTCTTATTACAATAGTCGATTTATCTTCACTTTCCATTACAAAAGGATTATCAGTTGGCAGTAATGGTGAAACCTTATTTCTATCTTCAATAACTCTATTTAAGATATCTTCAGGTGTCCATTGTGTACCTACGAATATAAACTTACACTTTTTACCATCTCGTCTATTCCACCACTCTGTTAGCCATTTGTCATAAAGACCTTTATGTATACTTTCGTTATTGGCTTCTTCTGCACCTTTAGTCATATCATCAAATATGATAGCGAAAGAAGCTCTTTCTCCGGTAGTAGAACCACTACGGGTTCTAGCAATATGATTTGATTTAGGAACATTTGCATTCTTAATTTTCCAATCACTTTCTCGCTCTACTTCAAATGGTTTTCCTTTGTAAAGTTGGAATAACGGAAACATCTCGGCAAATTCAGGACTAGATAGTATTCCTTTAATCGTTCTACTAAAACCTAATACCAACTCATCAGAATAAGATAGTCTTAATACAGAATTATCAATACTAATTCCATAACCCCAGGCAGTAAATAAAGTGGCTAAATAACTCTTACCAAGTGATGGTGGATAAGAAGCGATAATATATTGCAAATTATCATCAAATGCAATTCTATTTAACGCGTCTACATATGGCTTTAATACATCACGCCTATGAGCTAATACTTTCTTTACTTGATTCCATTCTAAATAATCAACAAAACATTCAAAATCTCGTCTGGCACAAAAACAATATGTCCTCTTATAAAAATCAAAAAAAGAAGACATATTTTCTATGCTTCCCTTTTCTATTAAAGTCCTAAGTATTGGTATTAGTTTATATTTAGCTACTCTTACAGATTTTAATTCATCTTCTTTAAACCACATTTCCAATACTTCTAGTGCCGTGCTACACCATTTTATTTTTTCAGTCTGATTTAACTTATTACTTTTTAATGCCGACAAGATATCATAAAATGTTTTTTCAGTTATAGAATTTTCTGATTCTTTTTTTATTTCAATTTTATCTCCAATTTTATAACTCATTTTTATCACTCTTTCTATTCCCATTTAGAAAAGAGTGCTACACTTTATTCATTTTCTTTGTTTTCGTCATTTTCTTTTTCAGAAGTTTCTTTTTCTGCTTTTTCAGATTCTTCTTTTGCCTTTTCGGCTTCTTCTTTAGCTTTTAAATATTCTTCTTCCTCTTTTTTACTTGCTTTTTTTACTAATTTCTTTTCAATTCTTTCTTTAGCAAGTTCTTCATCACATTCAAAGATATCTCCAAAAAATCTTTTTTCATCAGTTTCAATATCTCTGAAATAATTAAAGTTTTCATCTTTAAAAATTGCTTTTACAATCATAATTTACCTCTTTCTATTTTTCTGGCATTTGTAGATATATTGGTCTACCTGCTGTATAACCATCTACTATTAATGCGTTTAATTTTTCAAAAACTTCTTTAGTTCTTTCATCTGTGTCATATTTACCAACAACGATATTATTGTCTGTAATAATAACATTATGAAGTTCTTTTTCACTAAAATAATCATTTTCAACTTCAAAATAATTAGTTAATCTATCTAACATCTTTTTATTTGGAATTTCTTCATTTTTAGAAATTCTTACTAAATTATCTCTATAAGAATTACCTAAATCTTTGATTAATGCTTCCAAATCCATATTTTTTTCTTTTAATAAGTGATCTAATTTTTCACCTATTAAATAATTATCGTTTCTTCTGCCGATAGAGATATAATCTGCAAAAATTGTTAAATATACTAAATCTTTTTGACTCTCAATTAATATTCTTTTCATTAAAAACCTCTCACTTTTTTTATAAATTCATTTAATTCTTTCTTAGCTTCTTTGCTAATTGGTGGTGGAACTAAATTAACTAAAGTTCCAAACGGTAATTGCAGGGCAAATTCTACTTTTACCAACCATTTGGGGCGAATTTCATGATATCCATTTAAATAGTTTGTTATATTTTGTGGGCTAGTTCTATTTTCTCCTAATTTTGCCTCTATCTTATTCATTTCTTTACATAAATGGCTTTTAGACCATTTTTTCTTTTTCAAAATGAGTTCTATATATTCAGAAACTTTGATCATTCTTCAATACCCTTTAAAATCGTTATCGTTCTGGATTTTCCAGATGTGGTAGATATGTATCCTTTAATTTCTAAATTTAGTAAGATAGTAAATACGCTATTAGGATATCTAAAACCTAATGCCTGACAAATTTCTCTTACTGTTGGAGAATATCCTTTTGTCATTATAAAATCACTAACAAATTCCAATACCATTTTTTGTTTAATAGTAAGCGTCTTCATTCAAATCACTTTTTCCTAATACCCACAATAATGATTCTATTTCATTTCTTTGTCTAATTTTATTTTCACTTATATATTTTATCCTCTGCAAGATTTCTTCTTCACTTTTCATTTTTTTACGGGCTTTATAAAAGTTGAATAATCTCACATGTTGATTATATAAAGCGTATAAATCAAACATATTATCTTTTATTTCACCAGTTTTGACCATTAATTATCCCCAGACTAATTCTTCTTTGAATTTTCCGTTCATTAGTCTTTCTCTAACTGCTTCTTTTTCAAATCTATTGAAAGGTTGTTTTCTTCGATCTAAATAATTAGCATAACCATTCATATAGAATATATATCCTACTGTAAATGGTCTTGTTTGAGTAGAATCCAACAAATACACACCTTCACCAACTATCTTATAAACAGATAAATCTAATTCTACTATTGCCATTGTTTTTCTTTCTAGACCTTTTTTAATAAACTCTAAAACACTTTCTTTCTTGATTTGTTTTCCAGTTAAATAGTCAAAATATAAACTTCCTACTACTGCACATAATGGCATTGATACACCATGTTCAAATACATATTTCATTTTCTCACTCCTCACATCTATTACGAAATACACTTAATTTAAATTCTTCATATAAAGATAAACTGACCTTTTTTCCAACAACAGCCACATAAGGATTCATTATCAAATAAGTCTGACGCAACTTTTTATCCTTAAGTTTATGGATAACATCTTCTTCCATTAATCCTTTTATTTTTCTTTTAGCAGTTGATTCACTAACATTGCAAATCTTGGCAATATCTTTTAATTTTAGTGGTTGTCCATTTTTATAAGACAGTATTCCATCCATATACCCAAGATATCTAAGTAAAGTATTTATGATTGGATACTTGTTCGCAATATCGTCATACACTAGAGGATTGATTTTAACAAATTTATATCTCATATCTACTGTTTCACTTAAATACTTGATACTTTTATTTCTTATTACTCTATCGCCTTGAGATAGTTTCACATATTTATCTGAAGAATCTATTTTATCTACAACTTCACCATCTTCATTTACTACATATAAAGATCTATTCAATTTGTTTCACCTATTGTTGTATTAGTTTGATTAACTTCATTCTCTTTAACGATATAACCTAGTCCATAGCAGTATGCCATTGCTATTAGGCATAATATCGTTATTGCTAATGTTGGTTTTATAAAACTATAGTCTTCTTCATTTTTGTCTACATCTCTGCCTATCATAAAAGCAATAATTAAAAACATCAGTAGCATACCTATAAACATCCCAATTATCATTTTTGACCTATCACCCTCTTCTATTCCTATATTTGCCCTACAAAAAGTGTCATCTAGTGAACCCTATAATTGCCTATATAGGTCAAATTTGAACCCTATACTAATTGACACTTTAACTTTTATTTATAAGGTCTAAATGCACATTTTTTAGGAACTTTATCTCTCTTATTCTAATACACCTTGTAATAGAGATGTTTGTTCCTTACGATATGAATATATCAGGTGATTCACTCTAAAATCACTACAAAACATAAAATTTTTAAAATTTTTTTAATACACAAAAAAAAGCAGGATGATCTGCTCTATAAGTTTCGAAATGTTATTTTAAAACTGCCACACTATTACAATCTTTACAGATAACACAAGTTTTGCTTTCTTTGTATTTTTTTGGAAAAAGGATCATTAAAAAATAATTCCACAAAATTAAAATAATTCCAAACCAACATTTTAACATATATAAAAATAATAAAGGAATACCAAACATAATCCATATAACAAAAGGAAGTTCTGTTTTCAAATCAAAGGCTTTTTCGCTTATATGTCTTATTCTATTATTTGTAAAGAAGTATACTTTTTTAATTTCTACATTTTTGCTTTTACATTTATTACATTCTTGACCATTTGAATATTCTTTAGTTTTATACTTTCTCATTTTAATTTTATATATTATCACAAATATAATTGGTATTAATATATGTAGTAAATACAGTCCTAGAACAAAAATTTTTCTCATAATATACCTCTTTTCTAATAATACCTATCTTGTTTTCAATTACATTGTACCATATTTTTTGGATCATAGTGGTCTTTTTGTGATTTTTTGTATATTTGTGAGGGTAAGTAATGCCCCTATGCCGTTTTTAAAATAGGGTTCGGGGTATATTAACGGTCGTTTATGTACCACTTTAGATATTGATAAATAAAGGCAAAACACACAATAACACAATAACAAAATGATATTCACATATTAGAGCAAATAAAAAAACAACCAACCACAAACGATTAATTGTTTTTACACATAGAAAGATAGACGGTCTTCTGTTAATATTCCAACTAAATAACAACCATAATATCAACCACAATATCAACTAATATATCAACCAACAACACAATAACATAACAACATATAAAAAATGAGAAGCAATGTATGACTAAGGTAGTGTGCTTCCCAAATCAATTATAAATGCTAGTAAAAAATTAGTCAATATCACAGTACAAAAACGGTACAAAATAAGCACCCCAAAAAGTGCAATTTTCCTTG